GAAAAAAGAAGATAGTTTATATCAAATTTTTACCAATCTTATATTTGATTCTGAGAAAAATGCTTTAGAGTTTATAAATAAAGAAAAATCTATGCGTAAAAAACATGATTGCAGAGCAGTTAAATATGATTATAAATATTTTAAAGGAGTAAATGAGAATGAAATTAACAAATAATTTTAATTTAGAAGAATTAACTGTATCACAAACAGCATTAAGAAATAATATAGATAATACTCCAAGTTCAGATCATATAGAAAATTTAAGGTTGTTGTGTGAGAATATTCTTCAACCACTTAGAGAAGATTATAATTTACCTTTAGTAGTAACATCAGGGTATAGATCAAAAAAATTAGCAGGATTAATTGGTTCTAAAATTACCTCACAACATTGCTCTGGTTGTGCAGCAGATTTTACTATTCCAGGTGTTGATAATAAAAAAGTATTTAAACACATCATGGAAAACTTACCTTTTGACCAAGCAATTTTAGAATATTATACTGAAGATAATGGTGGATGGATTCATGTATCTTATGTTCCTAATCCTAGAGGACAAGCACTAACTAAAGACAAACAAGGTTATAAAGCATGGCAATAAATAAATCTAAAATGAAATGTAATTCACCTAAAAGACAAATATCAGGTGGTAAAAAATTTGTAGTTAAAGCTTGTAAGGGTGGCAAAGAAAAGATTATTAGATATGGTGATGCCAATATGACTATAAAGAAAAACATTCCTGCAAGACGAAAATCTTTTAGAGCTAGACATAAATGTGCTACTGCTAAAGATGTATTTTCTGCAAGGTATTGGTCTTGTAAGAAATGGTAAAAAAATTCTTGATAAAAAGTATAGTTAAGTTAAGAATGTTTTATGCTGACATTAGAGGTCATCATGGAAAAAGATGGAATTACGAACCATCAAAACACTATATGCGTAAAAAAAAATAATAATAGGAGATAACTATGTATATGAAAAAAAAGAAAACTAAAAAAAAGAGTAAGAAAAAAAACAAGAAGAAGAAATACTAATGAAAAAAGGTTATCATAAAAGAAAAGATGGCAAAGTTGTCAAAAAAGGTTTGTGGTACAATGTTAATAAAAGGAAAAAGAAAAAGATAAGTAGATCAAAAGCTAAATCTACTATTAGTGCTAAAGCATATAAGACAAGTTAAAAAATTGTTATTAGGTGTAGTTGCTTGTCAACTGGGTATGATGGTGGGGTAATAAAATTGTTATGCCAAAAAAAACTTGGATTAAACCTAAAGTAATCATAGTTAATATTGGTAAGTGTAAGTATTGTTATAAAGAAATGACAAATCAAGAAAGTTTTGTAGCTTTTGCTAATCACACTAAAGCTCATTATTTATGTATGAAGAAAGCAGACGAAGATAAGACTTTTGAAAATGAGTCTAAGTTTGATTGGTAATTAATAACCCCAAAATTTCTTAGCATTATTTAAATAATCTTCGTTAGCATCATTGTTCCAAAACATATGTGTAAAGTCTGGTTGAATATAATCTTTAAGAACATTTGGATCATTACTGATCTTCATTAGGTTCTGTCTTACTTTAGCTCTTTGAATTATTCTAGGTATTCTTTTCTTAATATTCTCAGGCTTTAGCTCATCACAATTTCCTGCATGATAGACTCTAAATTCTTTCTCATTGACATAACAAAGATAAACTGGCACTTCAAATACTGACCAATAAAAATCTACTTGTAATAAATTATAGGGTGAAGGTCTATCAGGTAGTTTACCTGGAAACCAAGACCTAGTTCCATCTTTCTTAACAATACCCCTTCTTGGCATTTTACATTTATCTTCAATAATTAGATTATCCCCTTTTAAATCTATGTAACCATGAACAGGAATATTGATACCCTCAAACCATTTAAAAGCTTCTATCTCTGGCTTACAAGATTCATAACCTGGTATTGTTTGATGAGCTTTATGACAGTTAGCAATCATAGCTGGTACTATACTTTTATAGTAACTTAATTTCTCCTGGTCATCAGGTGTAAGTGCAACTAATTTATCTAGCTTCTCTTTAACAGGAACAAACATTATTTGCTATCCTGTAGTTTTTCTAATTCAATTTTAAAAGCATTATTAAATTCATCAGATAATATTTCTGGTTCTTGAAAATCATCTAAAAAATAACTTAATGGTTTATTTAAAAATTTGCTAATTTTAACAAGATTAATTAAAGGTATTCGGTTCTCACCCTTTTCATATTTTCCTACTTGTTGAAAGGTAGATTTAAGAACTTGTGCCACTCTAGTTTGAGTTACTAAAGTTTCTTTACCAGTAAACTCATTGACTTTAGTTTTTCTAGCTGCTCTTAATTTCTTACCTAAATCAATATAAAATTGATTATCTTCATCAAAGTTCTTCTTAGCTTTATGTGATAGTTTCATTTTCTTTCTTTCCTTTTTAATTTAGCGACAAGTAGCCTTAAAGTTTTTTACAACTTTTAATATATTAAGAACTAGATTTCTAATTCTTTATATTTAATAACAGCATCAGAGTTTTGATTGGCAACAATTCTTCTTACCAATTGTTTATACTCCAAATAGTCATTATAAGTATGCACACACATTCTGCTATCTAACGATTTCATAATCTTTTTATGAATGTTATTCAGCTTCTGGTACAATCTTACTGTACTGTTTAGACTCATTGTCATGCTCCTCACCAACTACTTTAACATTTGCCTTAATGAACTTGTTGTCGGTGATGTTTACTTTTGCAAACTCACTAGGCATTTTTTGATTGAATGCTTTTTGTGTAGCTTCTTCTACAGTTGCACCATCAAAAATTTCTTCAAACTCAGCTGATAATTCTAAACTAGATTTTTTAATAACTTTAAACATTTAAAATTATATTTCTGCTATATCCAGAGTAATCTCTTTTAAGATCATTTCTTTGTTCTAATTTTTCAATTAAAACACTAACTGAATTTTTACTCTTGTAACCCATCTCATTAGCCATTTCTAAAAATGTTGGCATATATCCATGTTTTGTACTATATATTTTTATATATTGCAATAGCTTCAGCATTTTGGGTGTCATTGGTCGTTTACCTCTTTGTTTTGTTTTCATTTACAACTAACCTCCTTAACAACTCTGTATAGCCATTGATGTCGTCAAAGCTATCTTTTTTGTAGTCTTTTGATTGCATAATTCTCCAACATTTTAAAAAAATCATAAATAAACCAAAGAACTTTAAAGGTACTTTAACTGGTTTATTATTATGAACTGATAAATATTTCTCCATCATTCCACCCATGACAAAAGCAGTATGGTCAAAATGTCCATAATCTCCTTCTTTTTCATGTAATAACTTTTCTAAATTATTTATAAACTTTATATTATCTGACATAATTCCCTTTACTATCTTTGCAATAATGAGCTATTACATTTTTATTTTTATATTTAGTTAGCATCCAAACTTGTCCATTTCCCTCTTTATAATTTAGGTTCTCAATATACTTAACACTTTCGTTATACATTTTTTCACAAGTGATAGGTTGATCTGAATAATTAAAAGGTATCTTTTGATAACTCAAATTCCCATCACTTGCATATATAACTAAAATTAAAAAAACTACTTTCAATTAGAAAGGAATTTCTTTGCTTTGAGGTTTAGCTTGTTTAGGTCTAGGTTCATTCTTATAACCAGATAAAATATTACCTGATTCGTTTATCCAACCGATTAAACCTTTATGTCCACCAGCTTCAGAGTAATTCATTTCGCCAGTAAACTTGTCATCACCTTTGAATAAAACTCCTACCTGAGCAAACACCTTAACAAACTTAGTGTTACCATCTTTTGATGAACCTTTGACACCAAGTATTGTTCCTTTGTTGCCATTATCTAAATTTACATTTCCTGAGAAATCAATTTTGATGGCTTTTTCGTTGTTGGCATCATAAGGAAATAGAACCCAATCCTTTTGCTTACCACTACCATTGTCTGACATTTTGTCCTCCATTTTTTTTTATTGATTGTTGTTGTGATTCAAAATCTTTTTCTATTGAATCATTTTCTTTTTTCCAATCGGAATACAAAGCGGTCAACTTGGTTTCTGTCGTTTGCTTTTTAATTGTATCTTTAATTGAAACTTGTTGAGTAGATCCCTTTTGATTGTTTAAGGCATTTACTAATTCTTCTGCACTAGCATACTCTGAACCTGATAATCCAAATGCTGCTAAACATCTTCCTAAAGATGAACTACTACAATTTTCCATAGCACTTGTTTTATTTATAAAGTTAGCATTTCTATGTTCTTCTGCATGACCAACAGCATAAATAGTATCAGAAATATATAATTCGGTTTTAACGACAACTCTGTCATTATCATGGAATAATATTTCTTCATTAAATCTAGCTTCTGGAAAGTATTGTAAAAGATGTCTATGTCTTTCATTAACTGTAGAATATTTTTTACCTTTAATATTAACAGTTGGAATTTTATTGGCACTTGTTAAACATTCCTTTCTTCTTTCCTTAAAACCGCCTTTACTTTTTTCTTCTGTTACTGCTACTGTTTTCTTGGTTGTCATTTTTTCCTTCCTTTAGTTTTTGGTTTTCTTTTATTTGTTCTATATCTTTTAAAGCCTTTAATTCTAAATAGCTTTTATTCTTAGCAATCATGTTTTCTTTTAGCTCTAATAAATCTATTTTCTTTTTAAGCTGTGATATTTCTTCATCTCTTAAATGGAGTTGCTCAATATGTTTCTTTTCATTATGCTCATAAGCTCTAATTTTAGTTTGCATTTTTGCAAGTTCCATCATTACCTGGTCTGTCATTTTTTCCCTTTCATTACTTCTTCAAATGTTAATTTATGAACAATTAAATCTTGTACTGCTTGACCAACTATAGCTCCTATGTCCATGTTAAGATTACCAAATAAAGATTTTCTTTGTTCTGCTGTTAAGACGATATAATCATTAAACCAAATATCCATACTCTT